GCCTTCTCCGTTCGTCTTCCGGTGTTTCAGCTCTTCGCGAGCACGAACCGCAACTTGTACTTGTTTGCGAAGGTCGACGCAGGCACGCCGAACTTTGCACAGTCGTGCATCACTTGGCGGGAGTAAGGCATGCCGGTCTTTCCATGCTTCGACCCGACAACGGGCGCTTCGGGCGGTGCGGCACCGGGCGGTAGCGACCCTGTAACGCCGCCTGCGGCCGCTTCGGAGTCGGTAGCCGCGGGCGGTAGCCTTGCCGCCGTCACCTTCGGCGCGTTTGCCGACCCCGGTGCGCGCATCTCGTCGTACGCCGCAACGGTCAAGAACGTCGTCGGTAGCGGTACCATCTCCGGCACCGGTCTCGGGCCGTATGCCTTCTCGGGTACAGCCGACTCCGAGGTCATTACGGTCGAGCTCGACGCCCGCGATAGTGCTTCGAACGTGCTTGCGACTGCGGTGTATACCGGTAGCATCGGCACGGCTTCTTCGGGCGGTGCCTGGGTCACGTTGAAAGACTACGATTTGACCGACCTTAACACGACGTCGTCGTTGTCGACCGGTACGCACACGCTATCGTTTGCGTCCATTGCCGATACAATCGACGTTGTGTTTTCGAAGTACAACGACACCGGCGGCATTACAGCGACGGTGACGAACGGCACCGGTATCGTCATTGACGGCGGCACCGACACGACTTCGGCCGGTACGATTTCGATGCGGCCTTCGGACTGGCTTAGTTCCTACACGGCCGACGACGTGCAACGCTATGTCTACGCAATCACGTTTGCTCTTACGGTCGACTTGACTGCGAACCCTGGTTCGTCGGCGTTTTATGCAGGGGTGAACACCGGCAACAACACGACGCATAACAGCGGAGATAGCCGGCATTTCTATATCTTCGCCTCAACGGACGGCATTAACGAACAAGTGCGAATTCGCACCAATACGACGTCGACGGGCACACTTACAACGCAAGCGTTGCGCACTACTCGCACTGTTACCGCTATCGTGCATTTCGGCGAAATCGTGCAACTCATGGACAGCAGCGGGCTAACCATCCCAACGCCCGACGTGTCGCAAGGCTTGCCGACCTACAACGCAGGCTCGGACGCGGTAGGCCGCAACGATGATACCCGCGTCTACCAGAATAGCAGCGGTATCCGAGCCTTCTTCTCTTGCAACAATACGGGCGACGTCACCTGCTCCCGTGTAGTGGTCCAGAGGTTTGAATGATTCGCGTTTTCGACACCGGCTTCGACGCCGACGGCAACCCCGTCGCAAGCATACAAGCCGAAGGCCCGTTGTTGTCTTCCGACATGCAAACCGCTTCGGCGGGCGGGTACGACGTCGCAATGGTTTCGACGGGCAAGACGTCGCAACAAGTCGCCGACGTGCTCGTTGACATTCAGACCCGCATAGCCGACGGCGAAGCGACGCCCGTACTTGCTTCGCATCTCGACGCGCTCGGCTTGCGGGCTGCGGTCGAACAATGGGCAAGGGGGTCGTAATGACACTCGAAGCGATTGCGCCTTACCTTGCTGGCCCTGGTGCGGGTCTGATTATTTGCTTGTTGGTCGGTCTTGGCGTTTACAAGCTCTTGCGCGACCTTGTCGTGCCCATGGTACAGCGGGGTATCGATCGACATCTCGACCAGGTCGACGCGATGATGAAGCAGCACTCGACCGAACACACGAAGATCATCGAAGGGCTTGACGCCCTGAACGCGAAGATTTCGTAATGCCGGTGCGTCGCATCAAGAAGGGCGAAGCCGGGTACGGCAAGCAGAAGTTCGTCGCGACGGGCGAGCACGACGGCAAGCCGTACACGGTGCGCTTCGGTGACGCGAAGATGGAAATCAAACGCGACGACCCGAAGCGCCGAAAGAACTTTCGCGCCCGGCACGGTTGCAGCAATCCCGGGCCGCCGAACAAGGCGAAGTACTGGTCGTGCAAGCTATGGTCGGACAAGCCAGTGTCGGAAATCCTTAAGGGGTGAACATGGGCGACATCACGAAGAACTTCTCGCTTTCGGAATTTGCACGGTGCCGCGAAGGCTTGCAAGACGTGCCGCACGACGTCGAGCACACAATCACGTACCGACTCGCCCCGAAGTTGCAGTACCTTCGCGACCGCATCGGCCGCCCGATTCGCATCACTTCGGGCTATCGGTCGGAGGCCTACAACAAGCGTATCGGTGGCTCGAAGACGTCGCGGCACGTGTACGGCCTTGCCGCCGACATCGACGTTGCAAACATGGGTGCCGACGAGCTCGCGCAACTGGTCGTCGACATTGCGACCGAGCAGGGCGAACCATGGGACCAGGTCATCAGCTACCCGAAGACGGGCGGACACGTACACGTCGGGCTCGCACCCGAAGGGCAACAACCAAGAGGCGAGAAGCGCCGCAAACTGCCGTCGGGTAGCTATCCGCACGTCTTTCGGTTCACGCAGGAGTCAGAACGATGAAGGCACGCAAACTTCGGGCCGTCGGCCGCATGTTGATTCGGGGCACGCGCGAAGAGCTCGTCGAAGCGCTCGACGAGCTTATCGAACCGAAGTCGCGGTTGTGGGAACGTGTGTCCGACATCGCGGTCGGCTACGTCGTCGACGTGTTGATTGACGGCCGCGAAGAGCTGATTGCGGGCGCACGCGAAGCGCTCGACGAGCTGCAAGACCCGTCGAGCGCCGGAGCTTAGAACGGCAAGTCGGGGCCGGCCCCGTAGTCGTTGTAATCAACCGTCGTTGCGGCCTTCTTCGGTGCCGGTGCCGGTGCCGCGTCCGACTTCGGCTTGCCCGTCGAGATGAAGTCAAAGTCGCTCGCAATCAGCTCGGCACTCCAGGCGGCGTCGCCGTCGCGTTTGATGTACTCGCGAACCGTCGGCGGCCCCGACACCATGACGGTATCGCCCTTCTTCGAATACTTCGCCGCAGTTTCGGCACGCTTGCCGAACAACGTTGCCGTCCACCAAGTAGTGACCTTGTTGTCGCCGTACCCGGTGTCGACCGGCAGTGTCAGCTTGCACAGTTGCGTGCCCTTCGATGTGGTACGCAGCTCGGGGTCTCGCGCAAGGCGGCCGGTAATGGTGATAGATGCTTTGCCCATTTTACTTGCTCCAAGTGAGGTCAAGGTCGGCTTCTTCGGCACGACCTGGCCAAATGTCAGTTTCGACGCAGATTTCGAACAACTCGGCAAGTGCGTCATACTCGACGAGCGCTTTGTCGATTGTATCGACAGAGAAGTGAAACACAGTCACGTCGTACGGTGCGACGTTTTCGACGGCAATGATGGACCAACGCACCGCGACGTTGCCGAGCTCGACGCCGTACCGGTCTGCAAGCCCGTGCAGATAGTGCGCACATTGCACTTCGTACCCGAACATGCGGGCGTCGCGACGGAATGACAACGGGTGCGTCGAGCGGGTTGTCTTGAGGTCGACCCCGTGCAGACCGTTGGGCGACAGGCGGGCGGCGTCAACCTTCATGCGCACTTCGCCGAAGCCGGGTTGCGTCCAAAAGTGCATCGCTTCGACTTCGGTGCGCTTGTCGGCAAGCAGCTCGGCAACCCATGGGTGCGAGGTGACGTTGCGGGCCGCCTGGTTCGCGGCTTCGAGCTCGGCTTCGGTGACAAGGTCGCGGCCGGTCTCGTCGGCGGCCTTCTTCGCTTCCTTGTACGCCTTCGTGCGCTTGTCGGTCGCGTCGGTGACGACGTATTGCGCGTCGAACTTCTCGCACTCGAAGACGAGCAAGTGCACCAACGAGCCGAAGACCATCGAAGAAGAGCTTGTCTTCGGATTGTCGCAGGCGTGCCGAAAGTGCTTCGCGCTTTCGCGAAGGTGTTTGATTCGGCTGTAGTTTAGTGCCGGGTGCGCGTGGTACTCGGCATCGGTGATTGGGTTGTCATTCTTCATTGTCTTGCCCTTCTTTGTGGAGGTACGCGAGGACAAGCCCGAGAGCTTGCCAGGCGTGCGAAGAGACCCCGTACAGGGGGCCTGGTGAGGCCTTGCGGCCGATTGCCGGACTACCGCCCGGTGTCTGGTGGTCTTCAATGCAGGCGGCCCGTACGCGGCTATCTGGGCTGCCTTTGCCCGACAGTACGCCCAAGTGCCGAAGCACTTCTCGACGGGTCATGGTAGCGACGGGCGGGCCGTCCATCGACAGTACAACGGACAGCTCGCCCGCCGTCCAAGCGGTATCGAGCAAATGCCCGATGATACCCGGCCCAAGTGCGCCCATAACCGACGGCCGTTCGATGACGGCAAGGTCGCACCCGTGGTCCAAGTGTGCGCAGTCGACTTCGTTGAAGGTCGCCTTGCCTGAAGACCATACAACGCGACGCTCGACAGTGTCGTACACGACGGCCCCGTGTGTCGTCGGGCCAGGGTCGACGCCCATGATTCTCACGCGTCACCTTCGGACTTCTGCAATTGCAGCTCGTTTGCGACCGCTTGCAACTGCCGTTCGATGTCGCGCATTGCCGTGTTGTAGTCGCTCGCAAGGGTGCGAATCTCGTCGAGCGTCTTGTTAATGCTTGCGGCGACCTTGTTGCCGAAGACGGCGTTGTGATGCTTCGCGGCCCCGATGTGTCGCTTTACTTCGAGACACTTGCGGGCCACTTCGACCAGGTCGACGGGTGCCGGTGCCGGTGTCGTGTCGGCCTTCGGCTTGCGTGGCCACCATCGGCGGTGCCGACTTGTGACGATGTCGCATTGCCGCAGGGCTTCGCGAACAGCCCAATAGAACGCCGTGCCGCGCGAACCGTCGACGCCGTCGGGCCGAAAGTGCTCGACAATCGAGCCGAGCTTGCAACCCGGATTGCGGGCAATGTACGCCCCGAGCTCGTCGGGCGTCGGCATGCCGGGCGCGGTCATTGTGCACCGCCAAGCGTTTTGCGAATGATGGCGCAACCGTTCTTGTGTTCAAGCCAACCGTGCAAGGCTTGGAGCTGCGAGGGCGACATCGTTGCAAGGCCTTTGCGGCCGGCCGATTCGGCCCAGACATCGAAGTCGTCAACGGTCAATCCGGCGTCGGCAAGTACGCCGGCAATGCGGCCGGCCCACGACTGCGCGGCCTTGTCGGCTTGCGCTTGCCGTTGCACAGTCATTCGGCCCGACGCGGCGTTGCCGTCGTCGTCTTCGACCGAAATGCCGAGCATCGATTGCGCGGCGTACCGACGCAGATAGGTGACGGCACTGCCGAAGGCTTGCGGGTCGAGCTTCTTGCCGATGGGGGCGCGTGTCGTCTCGACGATTTCGGCCCCGTCCTTGTGCCGCAGTGCGGTACGCAGGATGACGCAACCGGTGTCGGCGTCGAAGTCGGGCGCTTGCACGAAGCTAATGTCGTGCCGGTTCAAGGTCGGGATAATCTCGTTCAACACGGCCGGAAGACCGGCGTACTTGCTACGAAAGTGCGGGTTGGTCGAATCCTTGAAGACCGAACCCATTTCGCTTTGCGCCTTCGCGAGTGCGGCGAAGAGCGCCCTACGTGCTTTGTCATCTGCGGTTGTCATGGTTTGCCCTGGTTGGTTGTTGTGCGGGTCAGGCATTTGCCCAAACCTCTCGGAGTACGCGACCCTTCGGCGCGCGTGAAAGTGTATCGATCGCATCGAGACCGTTGCCGACGCCTGCGGTTTCCTTGTTGCCGAGCTCGCGAAGATAGTACGTCACGCCGTTCGAACGCATCTTCGAGAAGCCCGCACGTTGCAGTGCTGCCGACAAGGTAATGCCGCGTCCCTGCGGGTTTACGTCTTTGCCGATTGCGGCCGCAAATTCGCCGCAGGTGAAGCGATTGTGCGGGCCGCCTCCGTTGTGTTGATAGGCTGTCATGGCGCATTGCGTGTACCAGTCCAGATAGCGGAAGGCGGCGTTTGCGCGCTTGCGGTCGCCTTCTTCGCCTGCGGTCAACCACCATTGCTCGCCCGCCCGGTACAGTGTCGCGGCTTCGGCGAAGAGCTGGTCGCGGTGCTTGTCGAGATAGTCAAGGTCGAAGGGCTTGTTGCCGCAGGCGATGACCCAGTACCGACGGTCGCCCGTCCGGTCGCGCAAGAAGTCGCGCTCGTTCGTCGACGCGCAAATAATCGTGTGCCGCCGATAGGTGCGCACCTTGCGCCCGAAGGGTGGTCGCAGGCGGTCGACCGACGACGCGATGAAGGCCTTTCGGGTTTCCTGGTCGGCGGTACCGCTACCCGCGAGCTCGGCATCTTCGTACAGCCAACACGAATACAGTTGCAGGTAACTGTCTTTGTCTTTCAGATTCAAGCGTGTGTCGGAGAAAAGCGTACCTTCGAAGCCCGGAAAGTCGACGAGCTTGCGGAAGAACTGCGACTTGCCGAGACCTTGCCGGCCTTGAAGGGTCAACACGGTGTCGACCTTGCAGCCTGGTTCGTACAACCGGGCGAGCAACGAGACCATGAAGCGACGGCCATAGGTGCGGTACACGCGCAAGTCTTCGCAGCCGAGTACAGTCACGAACAAGTCTTCGAGTCGCGGCCGGCCGTCCCACTTCAACCCGTCGACGTACTCGACAACGGGATTGCGGCTTCGCCTTCGGGCAACGAGCTCAATCACGCCGTAGAGGGTCTCGCGGCCGACGCGCCAATACCAACCGTAGGCCCCTTCCATGTGCGCGAGCACTTCAATCCAGGTTGTATCGTCGACGGCGTCGTTGCCGTTCATCTCCCTTTCGGCGAAGGCGTCGTACCAAAAGTCGAAGGTCGTGTCGTGTTCAAGCATCGCAATCAAGTTCGTGTGCGTCTTCGCGATGTCGCCTTGCTCGCCCTTCTTCTTCGGCGGCATGCGAACGAGCTCGGCAAGCCCTGAAGCCTTCGGGGCCGTGTACGTGTTCCAGTACGTCGAAGCCGTCGGTGCCGAGTAGTACCGCGTGCGGCCGTCGGGTTCGCGAGCAAAGAAGCCCGAGCCGATTGTGTTGCCGCCGAAGGGACATACGACCTTCAACCGTTCGCCAAGCCCGAGACCGTCGACGCAGGCTTGCCAGCTTCGCCCGTCGGGCAAGCGCTGCATGCGAAAGTCGACCTCGCACCGTCGCGACTGTCTCGGCTTCGACGGCTTCGGGGCAATGTCGACGGGGTCGGCTTGCACCGCTTCGTCGACCGACAACGCGAGCGCGTCTTGCAGTCGGACCAGGTCAACCCGTTGCAACACGGTCTCGGCGGCGTGCACGACTTCGACTTCGAAGTGCCGCGAAGCGGCCTTGCGGTTCGTGCTACCGGGCAAGCGACAAAGCCTTGCGCCGACGTCGTGTGTACGGTCGAAGGCCGACACGTACGCCGACAAGGGCGGCGACATTGCCCCGGCAAGCTCGGCGACTTGCAGGTTGACCGAATCAACAACGGCGGCATGTACGGCCCGCAATGCGACCTTCTCGGAACCGATGTCGGCGGCGACCGCGTAGTGCGCATGAAAGCCCCAGCCCGACATTAGGACAAGCGAGGGCGGCAAGCCGACGACCGCTTCGAGCTGCGGCACGTACTCGCGAAGCATCAAGTCGAGAAGACTTTGCCGGGCCTTGTCGTCAAGCCGATACATGCGCGCCTTGCGCTCTTGTGCACGGGCTTCGAGCACACGACCGCGAGACAAGCGCACGGCGTCGTACAGTCCCAACAAGTCCAGGTCGAAGAAGAGCGACGTCACCCGCTCGCACTGGTCGAAGGTGCGGCCCCGGCCTTTGTCGTCGACGGTGCCGACGCGAAACAAGCCCGTCGAGATGTAGTCGCCGCCCGGCAGTGTTTGCCGCACGTACTGCAACCCGTCGGGCGGCGTCGGCCATACGCGACGCACACGTGCATCGATGTGTTTCATAGGAAGTCTCGAAGTGAGGGGCCGCCCGTCTTCGGGCCGTGCGACATGCTCAGACATGAACAAGAAGGGGTAGGTGCTTCGCACCGTCCCGTCGACGGGCGACCGGTCAAGTGTAGAAGGCGCGTATCAGTTCGACGCCAAGCGGAGTGATACGCAGCTCGGGCAAGTGCGGGTCGTGCCGGTATTGGCGGCACTCAATCAACCGATAGGCTGCAAGCCGAGCGCAAGCCCGTCGGGCGGTCTTGTGCTGGAAGTTGTGGTGCGTTTCAAGCCGACGTCGGAGTATCCACCGCGACGGGTACGACGTTGCAAGCACGTCGAGAATATCTGCGGCGTTTGCGTTGATTGCAGGTAGAGCCATAGTTGCACCGAAGATGTGCCCGCCCGCGTGCCGATGGTTGCCACACGCATCGATAGGGTTGTTTGCACACGGGCGGGCGTGGTTCATGGTTTGAAGAGCCGATGGGTACGCCTGTACATGAGGTCGACGACACTTTCGAGCGCTTCGACCTTCGCTTCGGCACGACCCGCAAAACGTCGGTACACGTCGAGCTCTTTGTCGGCGTAGTGCTTCATACGGTCGCCTTCAATCTTCTTCCATTGTTCGATGAGCATCTTGACAAGCACGATGACTTGCCGTTCTTCGGGTGTGAGTGCGTCAAGGTCCATTGTTGCCCCTTTCGACGGGTACGCCGTCTTCGAGTGTCGTGCGGATTGCTTCAACCAGGCCGGCCGCTTGTTGCCGTTGCCGCAGGTCGGCCCGAATCAGTTCGTGTACGACCGTGTGCAGATAGTCGGTCGTCGTCATGTTTGCGTGTGCGGCCGCCAAGCGAATGTCTCGCCCGAGCTCGTCGCCAAGTATCGGTCTTAGTTGCATCATTGCTCCCTGTCATAGGTCAAGGCTTCTCGCCGCAGTTGTCGCAGCTCGTCGGGCGTTGCAAGCATGCGTGCCGAAGCATGCGTTGTCGGCTCGACGTACCGGAAGACCGGCCGGCCGTGTACGCGAAGCCAAAGCGTACGGCCTTCGAGTCGGTTGACGACGCGCACGAAGCCGCCAAGCTCGCAAGGGTCGATTGCGTACTTCCGAGACGCCGCCCGCCCGACCAGGTTGACGAGCTTGCGGCGGTAGTCGTCGGCTCGGCAATGCGCGGTTGCTTCGTCGCGCATCATACGAACATCGCCAGATACATAACGGCGAAGATGACAACGACGCCGCAGGCGTCGGCAAGTGTTTGGCGGTTCATGGTTGCTCCGTGGTTACATTGACGTTGTACCATTTTGGTCGGGTGTCAGTGCTCGGAGAAATGTCATAGTTCGGTCACCGTTGTGTCATTGGTGAGAAGCCCCCCCCTATCGGTATTCTCGGCTTCAGTCGTCGAAAACGCCGTGATACTCGATAACGCACTGTCACAATGCCGTGTTAGTGGGGTCTTTCGAAAACACAGTGCAAGCCCCTCTTCGAAGTTGTGTCGGTCATCATCAAATGCTTACAACTCACAACGCCGTTTTAGGTTGCACTGTGTCGTTGAAAAGGTGCATGGATAGCGTATAATGACAGTGCACCATCGAAGAATAGCGCGTTCTCGACGATTTTGAATGGAGTTTCAATATGTCCGACCAGGTGATGACGCCCGAAGCGATTGAAACGGCACTTGCAAAGCTCGCACCCGACGCACTCGGGCTACTCGAAGGCGTGCTTCGGGGCACGAAGCGACCGAACAAAGCACAGCTCGACGCCGCTTGGCGAGTGCTCGAAGTCGCACGGGCGCGTGAAGTCGTACAGCTCGAAGCGCCCGAAGTCGAAGAGCTTCGGAACGTGCTAAGACTGGTTGCAGACACTTGACGCACTGGAGGGCAAGCCGTGCAAACAGAAGTCGCGACACCATGGGCGAAGGTCGGCTTGGGCTGGCAACGCACACTTCGAAGACCGCTACTTGACGCCGACGTCTACCCGTCGGGCAATCGGTACAACTGGTCGGTCGTGTGCCCGTTGACGTTGTCACAGCTTGCGGGCGGTAGTACCGACGGTCTGCAAGACGCGCTCGACGCCGCCGACGACTTCTTGCGGTCGTGTGTTGCGTGTTGACCTTCGTACCGCCGACGGTGCCTGCCGAGCTTCGAGACCAGGTTGCCGAGCTCGTCGCGCGGCCGTCGAACTTCTGCCGGGTGCATCGGGTACAGGACAAAGACAGCAAGGCCGAAATCCCCTTCGACCCGTTGCCGATGCAGCGCAAAATCTTCGACGCCGTCGAAGCCGGGCACAATCGTATCCTCGTCATCAAAGCGAGACAGGTTGCGGCGACTACCGCTTGCAAGTTCGTGCTTCACCAGAAATGGACGGCAACCGAAACCGAAAGCATGTTCGCGCTTGTCTCGTTGCGGGCCGAATCGGCTACCGCCTTGCTCGACGACAACCGCCGATGGCTTCGGCACCCGCCCGACCTGCTACGCCGCGAGCTCGACACGCGAGCAAAGGGCGAACTGAAGTACGCCGACACCGGTGCGAGCTTGAAGGCCTTCACAAGCCGGTCGCAAACGGGTCTTCGGTCATTCGCGCCCGCGGCCGCTTTGCTATCCGAATTTGCCTTCGCGCCAGACCAGGAAGAGCTACTAAGCCAAGCACTCGCGGCCGTCGGTGACGGGCTACTGATGATTGAGTCGACCGCAAACAACCCGGGCGACGCCTTCTCGCGACTGATTGCCGGTGCACCGGAAAACGGTTGGCACGTGCTTACGCACTGGTGGCACGAACACCCGGCGTACTGCGACCAGGTCGGCCCCGACTTCGAAGTGCGCGAAGACGAAGCCGAGCTCGTCGAGCGGTACAAGTTGTCGGCCGGTCAAGTGTCATGGCGGCGACGGTATCGGGCGACGCTCGGAGAGTTCAAGTTTAAGCGCGAGTACCCCGCAACGCTCGACGATTGCTTCCTGAATCGCGAGGGCGGTTGGTTCGACGACGAGCTCTTGCAAGGTATCCACGTCATCGATCACACGGCCGTCGGTGCATCGGGCGGTCGGGAGATAGAGGCATCGCACCCGCACGACCGCTATGTCATGGGCGTCGACGTTGGGGGCGGCGTCGGCGGCGACTACTCGGCTTTGTGTGTCGTGTCGGTCGCGACAAGGCAACCGGTCTTCGCGCAACGCTCGAACCGGGCGACCCCGTCGCAATGGGCGCACACGGTTATTCAGGTCGCAAGCCGGTACAACAACGCGCTCGTCTTAGCCG